GTCAGGCGGTAGCAGGTATCCAGATCAGTTGTGCCGTAGGGCAAGATAATGTCTTCTGCCGGAATAAACACAGAGACTTGGCGTCCCAGATTGGGGTCGTAGTAGACTTTCTTGAACGCCGAACCGGTTGCCGGTAGGCTCCACAGCATGCGCTCGTGCTCTGGGCGGAACTCTCGCATGACCTCAGTCAGCTCGTAATTCATGTCTTCTTGAACGCGAACAGCCGCTTCTTTTTTCTGCGGTGTCTCTTTTCCAAGAATTTTAGTGCGAACGGGACCCTGCGCAGGGAACGTCTCCGTGATGGTCTCGCTCTGAAATCTTACCACAGCTTCTGTGATCATGGGATGAAACACACCACAAGCACCGTTCCAAGGCTCCGTGCGTTCTTCGTACTGAAGACCCAGCAGCTTCAACCCTTCGGTGTAGGCTTTCTCCCAGTCCTTGCGGGAGTTTTTGTCGTTCTCAACATCGCTAGCTAGATCACTAGCCAACTCCATCATGGCGCTCTCGTCCATGTACTCGGCAATGTTGGCGTCAAAGTCATCGGCAGACGGCTCCTTCTTTTCAATCTCTATATCTAGATCGCCCATGTGGATACTGACCGCTTCGGGGTCCACGATCTCAATCTCAATCGGTTCCTCTTGCTCTGCAAGATCATCTATACCTTGGGGTTGTTGGTACAGTGCTTTGTCAATATTTGTCGCCATTTGTTACCTCAGTAGTATGCCGCTGTGCGGCGGCGAAAATAAACGGGCTCGTCCTTTTCATCCGAGTCCAGAGAAATAAATCCGCCTTGCCTAAAGCGCAGCAGTGCTTGTGTTGTGGTATCTACGTAGTCGTCATGCTCTCCAACAGGGAACGATGCCACCTCTTCTATAACCTCACGTGCCCAGCGCGTATCGGGAGCCCAGACCATGCCGGACGAAAATAAATCTGCTACGGCCTGCATACGTACCATTTTGTCATTACCGCGACTTGGCGAAAACTCTTGCACGGGGATTCCCATGTTACGCAGCTCTTGAATCAACGGGCCACCGGCAGCTTTCTTTTCCACAATAATCGCATCTGGTTCCCATTCTTTCCAATGCTTAAACGCCACTTGCTTAAGTTCGGGAAACGGCATCCTGTCTTTAAACGCATCTAATAATATAAGCTGCGCTCTATCGTTCTCTTCCTCATTGTAGAACACACCCCACGTTGTACAAGCTGAGTAGTCCGAGTTGTTCTTTGTTTCGTGCGCCGTGTCCCACGACTGGATAATGTACTCGCAAGTCGGCGGTTCATCGCTGGGCCATATTCTCCAGTGTTTCCTAGACACCACCGCAGAGGTATCCGAGGTAGGCTGCTGCATGTACTGGGCGTTCCAGTATCTAGGGTCGATTGCGGATTTAGCGGACTTCAGCGCATCCAGAGGCCACTGTTCAGGCCAAAGAGATTTCTCATTCTCCGTGCCTTCGTTCAATATGGCGGGTAGCTCTACGATCTCCCACGTTGGGGAATCTGGATTCTTAGTCTGATAGTCAATCAGGCGTCCTGTCAAGTCCAACAAACCCCAGCGGGTCATCACTACGATGATGGCACCTCCGGGCATCAAACGCTGCAACGGACCTGTCTGAAACCAAGACCATGCGGTATCAAACGCCAGTCGGCTGTTGGCCTTTACATCCTGTTCTGAATGAGGATCATCGATAACGAAAAGATCAGCACCCCGTCCAGCCAAAGCCCCGCCAACACCAGCCGCATAATACTGTCCGCCTTCCGTCGTTGACCACTTGCCCGCAGCTTTCTGATCATCTGCCACTTGCGTTGTAGAAAAAAGCTCATGGTACTCCTCTGAATCCAGTAAGTTACGCACCCTTCTACCAAAGTCTTCTGACAAGCTGGCTGTGTGCGTGCCCATGATGATCTTCTTATTAGGGAAGTTGCCTAGGAAAAACGCAGGGAACAGGTAAGAACTGAATTCAGACTTACCCATACGCGGTGCAATGTTGATGATGACGCGCTTCTTCTTACCCGCCAACACATCTTGAAATATCTTAGCCAGTTTTCTATGGTGGGGGCCTACTTTAAAGCCGGGGTACACGGATTTAGCAAACGCAATCATGTCTGTGCGTGCCGCGTTTTTAAGTTTGTGTTCTTCTGCGGACGCAATAAGCTCCAGTGCCTCAAGCTTCTCCAGCTTGGACATCTTAGATAAGTTCTGGAACAGAACCGATGCTTGTTCAGGCGTCAGCGGCGCTGTTGTCATCAGTCCTGTGCTCCACGTCAATCACTTCGGCATCCGTCACATCCATAAATCTCGCCAGCTTCTCTTTCAGTTTCTTGTCGATCTCGTCTTCGGTGAGATCGGTCTTCTTCACTTCTATTTTCTCAGTAAACAGACCCACTTCGGTAACTTTACCTAGGAGCCCGAGTGCTTTAAGCCGGATATTAGCATTAGGATGTTGGGTTTCTTCAACAAGCTTAGCCACGGTGTAGCCGCGAAGCTCTTTAGCCTGCTGTATAAATTCCCAATCGTATGCGGTGAGCATACCTACCAGATGGCGTACGGCCTCTGGGGTTTTGATTTCTGCCAGTTGGTGATGAGTGTGCGCATCGGGGGCTGCGGTGACGATGCTGTTGAAGGCTTGGCGTGCTGCTTCGGTCTCCAAACGGGTGGTTACTTGGTCCACATCTACTGCGCCTAGGGATTTCAGCCAGTCGGCTGTTTTTATTTTGGCGTCAAGTGTTTCAAGTGCTGTGGCTTTTTCTGCAAGCGTAGTATCTCCCGGGTGGTCGGTGACCTCCGGTGCAAAATCCAGCAAATGTTCGAGCATCCCACGTCCTATCTTGGCGCGTATTTGCCCCTACGCGGTTGGGGGTTGTGAAATTTCTAAATACAGTGTAAACTAAAACCAAGTAAGTGCGCAAGCAGTTGCCATTTGCTTTCTCCTCGGTTGGGTTCACCCACCTTCAAGCCCCCGCAGCAATGCTGGGGCTTTTTTTTCACCAAAATGGTGCAAGTCTATCGTTAGACATAAGGTTTTTCCAAATTTTATAGGAATTTTTGGGGGTATGGCGTGGGATTTTGTAGGGGGGTGTGTCTAGGATTTTACAAAATACTGGGTGCGGCTGGGGAATAGTGTTCTTGCGGCGACGCCATCGATGCTCCAATATGGGGTTATGGGGGTACGGTGGGGTTCAGGGTACGCTACCTATGGGGCTGTTGAAACCCTCAGTGCTACAATAGAGGCATCGGTTCAGGAGTGGATCGATCAGTCGCCTCGCCTGTTTGCGGGGCATTTTTATTGGAGCTTTACCATGTCGAAACTGACTACAGAAACTATCACCAAAATTGCTAACGAGTACAACGCCTTCGTTGATGCCGGTGCTTCTTACGGGGCACTCATGCAAAGTGCAGCTAAGAAACTTGGTGGGACACCGTGTCCCACGCTACTCGAGGCACTAGCCAAGGTGCACGCAAGCAAGTACAAGTGCAACTACACATGGGATGCAGCAGGTAGTGCGGTGTTCCACACCGGTGCAAAGTCCACACGTGAGACTAGGCAAGATGCTGCACGCCAATCATGGGGGCGTAACGTCACGGTGTGGTTCGAGCATAAGAGTGCAGCAAAGCATAAGAGTGCACCAAAGCCAGTGAGCCATGCACGCATCAGCAAGCAGCACCGTGACGCTGCGATGGACTTCTTGTCCATGTTTGAGGGTAAGGACTTGGAAGCTCAAGTGCGTGCCGCACGTGCATTGCTTGCGCAACTGACCAAGTGAGTTTTTTCCAATCAAGCGGTGCAGTGTGGTCTGGCCGCTGTTTCATTCATTGTCAAACCGTGGGACATCGTGTCCCACAAAACCCTAGGAGTTAATCATGCTATTCAACAACCTTTTCAACCAACCCGCCATCAAAGACACCGGCACGTTCACCCATCTTGGGCAGGACTACCATTGCCAGCGCATCACTTACGGTAGCAGGCGTTATGTCCACGTGTTCAGGAAGGGCGAGTTACACAAGCATGGGCTTGTGTTCGCCAATCAAGCTGAGTACAACTTGTGGAAGCAAGGCTTGGGCAAGCAGCTTGAACTGTTCCCTTGAGCCCCTTGGTGGGACACCATGTCCCACAAACCTTAAAAACATGGAAAAATCATAGTATCCTAGATTTTTCCAGCGTGGACAGTAAAAATTGACACCTAAGTCGTTGATTTATATGGGCGTCCAGCAAAAGTGTCCCCTCTCTATCTATATTTAGAAATAGCTTAGTAGTAGTAAGAGTGTCCCCATACGCACACCAGTCTTCCAAGCCTTTTTCTTTTCTTCTTCTTTTCTTTTTTTCTTTAGGCGTTAGGTCTTCCCAAAAACATAGATAGAGAGGGGACACTTTCCTACGCTGACCTTATGAATCAACAACTTGCGTGTCAATTTTTACTGTCCGCACCAACGGAATCTAGGATACTTATTGGTTACAATCTCTTCTCATCCACATTACTTCGGAGGAATCATGAGAAATGCGTTCAGCAAATACGATGGGCTCTCATACCGTGACATCACATGGACTATGCGAGGCGAGGGGCTACCCGAGCAACTCATACAAGACACGCTCGAACAACTGCGCGAATTCCGCAGG